GAAACTATCACCTTGGGCGTCCTAAGCGTAAACAATCCATCAAGCGTAACAACTCAAGGCGTGGATGAAGAAACAGACACTCAAGTAAAAGTGCGAAGGCGTCAGTCTGTTTCGTTGCCTGCAATCGGCGCTCTCGCTGCAACTCAGGCTGCAATATTTGCCGTTGACGATGTTCTCGATGCCATAGTGTATGAGAACGTAAGCAACACAACAGACTCTAACGGAGTTCCTGCTCATTCCATTTGGGCCATTGTTGACGGCGGCGCTGACGCAGATATTGGTGAAGCAATCTATTCCAAACGGAACGCAGGCTGTGGGATGAGAGGCACTGAAGAGGTGTCTATCGACCAAGTGAACGGTGTGCCTTTCATAGTGAAGTTTGATAGGCCAGTGTACGAAAACTTGTATGTGTCTCTCTCCATCACGTCAATCAACCCTCTTCATGCGATTGATGCTGATTGGCTCAAGCAACAGATTTTTGATTCAATCATGTACAAGATTTACGAGCCTGCTGATTACACTGCAATCACAACTTTGGTCAAAACTCTTGACCCTCTTGCCGTGGTAATCTCAGGCGGGGTGTCAAAAACTGCAGGAAGTTACACGGGATTCGTTTACCCGACCACTATTCAAAATCGGTTTATAATGAGCACAACTCGCATAGCAATCTCGGTGATATAATGGTGAAACAAGAGACGATTGACGGAGCAATTAAATACTACCAAGACTTGATGTTGTATCAATATCAGAATCAACAAAAAGCGACTGACACAATCAAAACTCTTGTGGACTCTGCACTCGTTGACCTTGTTCCTTTGGACGTTCAGAATGCTTTCGACATCGAGACCGCAGAAGGCGTGCAGCTTGATATTCTCGGTAAGTACATTGGTCTGGCTAGACAAGTTGCCGTGGAATTGGACAGACCATATTGGCGCTTGGCAGATTATGAAACGTACACTCCAAGTTCTCCGCTTGTCGGAATGACCGACTACGAAGACCGAGCGATCAACAACGACTCAGTTTGGTATCAGTATCAGTTTGCAGGTGAGTCTTTCTATACGCTCACGGACGGGCAATACAGAACCATGCTCAAGCTGAAAATTGTGCTGAACAGCTCAGACAACACACTGAAAAGTATTGCACAAACAATGTTCGACTTCTTTGGCTTGGGTGTTCGGGTTTACGATGCAAAAGACATGACCCTTTCTTATGCCATCGACGCAGAGGTGGCCCCAACCGTTGTACTAGCTTCTGACCTCGGACTTTTGCCACACCCACAGGGAGTAGGCATTTCTGGAATATTCCAATTCTCTGGTCAGCTATTTGCATTTGCAGACTACGCAGAAGACAATGGGAACACTACAGGGTTCTCCGATTACGAAACTGGATTTAATGGCTATCACTGGTTACAATACGAAGACAAAATTGCATGAGGTGAACTATGGCTAAGATTATTAGGGCGAAGCAAAGGATTTTCGGTGACAGCGTTGTGGCAAACTACAATCACGCTGTTTTTGGCTCATTGAAAGCTGCTGCTCCCGCATATTCCAAAGACCCAGATACAATTCAATCGACGGCATGGGACGAGGGATGGAAAGCTGCAACGGTTAATAACCAAGCCCCCGCGCTTCAGGATTTGAACGCATTGGATTATTTGTTATCAAGACAAATCGCCTACATTTTGCAAGCCGGTGTGCCCGAATATGATGCGACTACAACGCACTACATCGATGATATTTGCCGCTCCGGTGGCTCATTACATCGAAGCCTTGTAGACGACAACACCGGCAATGCAGTCACCGATACCTCTAAATGGGGTGGCGTTTTTGGGATCAACCCGCTTGGTTCAATCATCGCGATGGGCAATGTTGCAGCTTGGGCACTCCCTACTGCAGACGAAGTTAAGGACGGCTATGCACTTTGTAATGGCAACACGTTTGCGGCTCTCGGTGCGGGTAATTTCAATTCAGCTTTCATAGGTTCAAGGCCAACGTTGAACGACTCCAGATTTTTGATGGGTTCAACTGCAGTAGGCTCAACGGGCGGTGCTAACTCGCAAGCAAGTAATGTGACAATCGCCGACCATACGGCTCTATCTCTGAACGCAGAAGCGGGTCATACACATGAAGCTGGAACATTAAATACCTTGCTTTATTTTACGGGAACAACGTTCTACGCATCGCAAAAGGCTGTTACTTCATGGACTTCTACTGTCGGCGGTAACATTGGGGTCAGCTCGCTTGCTGTTGGACAGTTTAATGGTGTTGACGTTGAAGGGACTACAGCGGCAGGTTCCTCTCATAACCACACTTTCGCACAAAACATCACCGCTCATAGCGTTACAAATAACGCAGTCGAAAATCGTCCCTTGTACTTCTCTGTAGTGTATTTGATGAGGGTAAAATGATATATACTGTAAAGTATCGCAAGTGTGGAAAGTTCTTTTGGAACAAAATCAAAGTTAAGGGCGACCTAACTATGGTTGCTGATGGATTGCAAGTGCGAGTATTCATACTTGAGAATGACGAGCGGTTAGAAATTCCCGCTTTGTCGTATGAGTTTTGGTACTCAAAAGACCGTCACATGTCGATTCTGAAGAACATGGAAAAAGAATCAGGTCAGAAAATTCCAGTTGGGAGCTAAACCATGACAGCCGGAAAAGTTGACTTTGTATCAATTTGCGGAGCAGAAAACAGCGCTGGGGCTTGCGAGCAAGGCTCGACTTTTCAGCGTGTTTTGTTTCACAAGAATGCAGACGGCACAGCGATTAACCTCACAGGCTACACAGCTCGAATGCAAGTTCGAAAGTTTGTGAACTCAGCAGACGTTACTCTCTCACTGACGACAGAGAACGGACGACTTGTAATTGACCCATTGCTTGGAAAAATCACGATGACAATCTCAGCAGCAGATACCACAACACTGCCTGTTGGCTGTTATGTTTACGACCTTGAACTTGTCTCCGGCTCGTTCGTTAAGAAGCTTATCTATGGCGGGCTGCATGTTGTTGGCGAGGTGACACGATGAGCGAAGTAACTGTAGTTGTCACTGAGGAAGTGGTTGAGATTTACGACGTGGGGATGCAAGGGCCAAAGGGCGATTCTGTGGCCGCTTCTACAGTTGAGTCAGATTGCATTGCAGGCGAGAACTTGAGCGCTCTACGAGCTGTCAGAATCGTTTCTGAGCAGGCTTTCTACTCATCTGCTGCAAACCTCGCTCACAAAAACATGGCTGTGGGAATCACCAAGACTTCCGCAGACGCATTAGAGTCTGTTACAATCGTCACAAGCGGAGTTATAACGGATGATAGTTGGAATTGGGACACATCAAAACAGATATATTTAGGCGTTGATGGTGCTCTTACGCAAGCGAATGTTGGTCTATTTAGTCAAGTGGTAGGCGTTCCTTATGGAACCAAAGGAATTAAACTGAACATCTGTTCATCGATTGAAAGGATTTAATCATGGCTGAGAAATTTATTGAGTTAGTTAACGGCGAGTTTGTTGAAAACGAAGGCTTGGTTTCAAGCGCAGGGGCAGCCGACGCAGGAAAGATTCCCGCTTTGGACTCTGCAGGTAAGCTTGACTCTACGTTGATGCCTTCCGGAATTGGCGCTGACACTAAGTCCATCGTTGCGAGCGAAAACCTTGCTGCCGGAAACTTTGTGAATATTTATAACGACGCAGGCACTCCCAAGGTTCGTAAAGCCGACAACTCGAACGGACGCAGAGCGCATGGCTTTGTTCTTTCTGCATTCAGCTCGGCTGCAACAGCTACCGTGTACCTTGACGGCTCGAACACTGCTGTCACTGGAAAAACTCCAGGTGCTGTGCAATTCCTTGGCACTGGTGGAGCTTCTGTTGAGACTGCACCGACAAGCGGATTGTCTCAGCAGGTTGGCTTTGCGGTAACCGCAACTGACGTTAAATTCGACAACAGGATGCCCGTTACCCTTGCTTAATTGAGGTGAAAAATGGCGAAGGTTGTAACCATCTCTAACGGTGAATTCGTCGAGGTAGAACAAATTGAAGTTCTTGAGCGCGCAGTGTCCGACGAAACAGCGAACTTGACTATTGGGACGGCAAAGCTCACATTTAGAATGCCCTTCGCAATGACACTTTCACAAGTTCGACTTAATGTGAACACTGCGCCTACTGGGAGCGCACTACAGGTTAATGTTAAAGAGAATGGCACAACAATTTTCTCCACCAAGCCGCAGATTGACGCCTCTTCAAAAACAAGCGTTGGCAGCGGAACCCCTGCTGTGATAAGTGACCCAGCACTCGCAGACGATGCCGAAATTACGGTAGATATTGACCAAGTTGGCAGCACTGTTGCTGGAAAAGGTCTTAAGATTTGTCTTATCGGAGTTAAGGCATGAGTTACTTAGTTAACCCATTCCGCTTCGTAACAGGAGGCGGCCCGACTTACGATCCAGACGCTCAGGATTATTTTGATCGTGTGGCGACGGCTGGTTGTGTTATCGCAGACGACGCTAAAACCGTCGTAAATAACTTTGTTCTCGCTCTAAAGGCGGGTGACAATTACTGGTCGATTATAGACCATCTGAACATTTTTGGGGCTTGCGGTTCTCTTGTTGGCGCGGCAGTGCCATTAAAAGGCTCTGTTAACGCACAGTTTTTTAACATCGTTGCTGGTGATTATAACAGAAAAACCGGAATCAAGGGAAACGCTTCAAATAAGTATATCAACACAGGAAGGCTTATAACCCAGCAAGCGCAAAATGATGCACATTACGCCTGCCATTTAACAGAAGCACCAACAGGAAACACTTCTTATTTTGGTGCAGGCGGCACAACGGGTGGCGCTGTAAGCTACTCGGGTGGTGGAACCTCACAGCATTCTGTTCGACTTCACTACGGAAACACGGCAGCAATCGGCCCGACCGGCAACTTCACAGGCTCTTTTATTATCTCTCGTGCAACAACTCCAGCTTATGTCGTGCGTGCGAACAGTACAAACTACAGCGGTTCAAGTGGAACAGTGACACAAAACCCTCGACAGATATTCTGTTTGGCCCGTGGAAACTCCACGAGTAATGACACAACGCCGACCGCGTATACAAATGCTAGAATCCTTGTGTTTTGTTGCGGTGTGAACTGTCACACAGGAGTTTATACACGAGAAGGACTAGATACACTTTTGACTGACTTTAAAAACGCAATGGCGGCTTTAGCTTGAGGTGAATATGAAAGTTTTACTTGAGACAGCTACAAATAAAATACTCAAATACCCTAGAATTGACTACGCTCCGATTGTTGGATTAGCCGACGGCTTTGTAGTTTTGGACGTTGTGCAGCAAGAAATGCCAAACTTCGACGGCGATACCCAATACCTAGTCGAAACAGAAACAATTGACTTAATTAACAAACAACTAATAAAAGGCTATAGAGTTGAGCAATCAGAGCCGATTGACCCAATGATTGCGGCGAAAGAGAGAAGCAAGAAACGCCTCGACTTTTACTACGAGATGTTAGCGACAATCAACGCAGAGAACGACTTAGCGAATTTCGACGGTGCTCAGATTCAAGCTTGCATGACCCTCCTAATGCCAATCAAACAAGCTCTAGAAGTCGGCGTAGTTGAAGGGTCGATGTACATGCTATCGCAGATAACCCCAACACCGGAATATACGGCAGAGCGCAAAGAGAAGCACCTACAAATGTTCCAAAACTTTTTGGCAGAGTTAGGCTAATGGCAAGCGTGCTTTTCCTTTCTGGCAAGGGCTTCTACGCCAAGCTGATTCGCTTTTTCACAGGGAGCGACATCACGCACGTTGCCATTCGAGTTGATGATATTTGCATCCACTCATCCATGCCTGAGGGTGTCCAACTAATTAGGACGGTCGAACTAATGCAATCTCACGAGTTGAAATATGAACACGACATTGGCGAAGTAGACCTAACAAAATTTCGTGAACACCTCGGAAAGCCCTACGACTTTTTGTCACTGCCTCTTGCAATCATCGGACAGCTATTTGGTAAGAAGCTGTACAGCGGAGACAAAGCTTTTATTTGCACAGAGTTTGTAACTGAGATTGTCTTAGGGAAACCTTACGCTCTCTCTCCGATAGACCTTTTCAAGATTCTTGTTACAAAATAGGGGTTGTGCCATGAGCCAAGAAATAATCGAGCTCCTAAAAGAAATGCGTTCCGAGATTGTTGATAACCGCATACTTCTAGAGCGAAATACGGTTACACTTGAGGAGCTTACCAAACGTCATGCCGACTCAGAATCTCGAATCAAGGTGATGGAAGGGCACATCACAACCTGCCCAGCGAGAGCCGAACATCAAGCGAGCGAGAACCTTTGGAAGAGAGTCAAAAACTACGCCGTTGTCGTGACGGTCGTAGCCACAATTTTGGCGCAGCTCATCCCTTGGTGGAAGTCGAGATAGGCTGTACACTGAAAACAAAACAGTGAGGTCTAAGTGGAATTTGAGCAGTGCCCTAACATGTGCATCAACGGGGTGTTGCTAGTTGACCCTTTACATCCTAGAATCTGGGTAGTTTGTCCACACTGTGAAGAGGGTATCGCATTCTGTGAGAGGCATACTAAAAAGAAAATTAAGAAGCGTAAACAGAAGGGAAAAGACGAGCCTCGGCATCCTTCCGAACCTTAATAGCTTCCTCTAGTGTCTTAAATTTTCCAAGGCGAACTATTTTCCCAAAAGTTCTGATACTGGCGTCCCATTTATTATATGTTCGGTCAAAGCTTACTCCAACAGTACCAGATGTGTTTCGTGAGGTTTTTCTTCTATTTATTGCTTGAATATTCCAATTAGCCCATCTGCAGTTTGATGGCTCATAATTACCGTTAACATCTATACGGTCAATGCTGTGCTTTGGGCTGGGCCGTGCTCCCATGTCGGTGATAAAGTTCTCAAAAGATTCTTTCCATCTATCACAGACCGTTATTCCTCGTTCTCCGTAGTGTTTGTAGTATTTTGTCCCTTTTAAATAACAACGGTCTTTCATTGCTCGCCAAGATCTATATTCTGGAGAATACGCACCACCATGACTGGTAATCCTTTCAATATGTATACATCCACATGATTTAACAGCCCCTCGTACTACCATGGATTTTCCGATAACCTTGCGATTACCGCAATCACACAGGAACCACCAATATTGTGCGTATATATGTTTTTTATGCGAGAGACATTCTGCAGTGAGTCTGCCGAATCTTTGCCCTGTGATATCGATTGATTTTGTCAAGATTACCGTCTCCTCTTCTGATGGTTGTGCCATCAGTCTTGATCAAGAGATAGACGGCTTTGGCTTTATACATTTGACGTGATATGCTGTCAACAAACCAAAGGAGAGTCCAAATGCTTATTGATTGTAGCGACCCAATAGCTAATTTTCTGTTGAAGTTTAACTTAGCAAGTTTGCCAAAGGTCGAAGACCCAAAGCCCGTGCCAAGTAATCTAACCGCATGGCAGAAGCTCATCGCAAGCGTAAAAGCAAGCGACATGAGCGAGGCTATGAAAGTGGCTTGCATTGCCCAAGCCATAATCGAGTCAGGTCGTGGAACAAGTCGAGTCACTGCTGATTGCTGCAACTTTTGGGGCATCAAGATGCGACCCGAACTAGAAGGCATGGCGGTTGGTAGGATTGTGAAAGTCACGTCAGAAGTCGAAGGCATGGCAGTATTCGCTGCATTTGAGTCCACAGATATTGCCGTAAAAGGTTGGCTGAAATTCTTGTCGAGAAGCTACTACAAAGGCTGGGAAGAGCACAAAAACGACTCTGAAGCGTTCCTTAAACACATTGGAGAATCATGGTGCCCTGTCGATGGTTACGCAGAAAAGGTAATCAAGTGCATACCAGAGGCCAAGAATTTGTTGGGAGTAACTGTTGCAACTAAAGGTAAACTCATTGCTGTAGACTCTGGTCATTCTCTCAGCGAAGCCGGAGCACATAGCAAACTTGGCGCAAAAGAAGAGGTGTTGAACATTCAACAGGCGAATATCATCAAGGCACAGCTTGAAAAGTATGAGCACACTGTAAAGCTTGTTGCAGGCAAAACAAACGACTTAGATGGTCGTGGCGCTCAAGCAAAAGGTTGTGATGCTTTTATTTCTTTGCATCACAACAGCTATGATGGAGACAAAGACCCAGGCACCGAAGTATTCTGTACGACGCAATCAAGCGGAGTTTGCCGAGATATTGCTAGGAAAGTATGTGATAATATTTGTAAGGCGCTTGGCACCACAAATAGAGGCGTTAAGATTAACAACTGGAGTGTGATTAACGCTGCACAAAAGACAGGCTGCCCTATCGTTATGCTAGTTGAGAGTTACTTCGTAAACCCTTACACTCAAGAACAGGCAGAGAAGCGTAGTGCTATTGCAGCGATTGCGATAGCCGAAGTTTTAAAGGAGTCCCTATGATTAAGAACATGAGCGAATTATGTAGAGAAATTGCCTTACGAGAAGGGCTTTCTTCTGAGGTTTCAATCGGAAACATTCGTGAGATTATGCGGGTGTTTTCTGATATTATCATTGAGAATGATAAAGAAGTTTTGGATATTTTTGTTCGATATTCTACTAACAGAGCGAATAGAAAAAGGAGAACGAAATGAAATTGACAGAGTTAATAAAAGAAGCACAAGAGGCGCTGGAAGAGTTCGGTGATATTAACGTGTGTGTTTTTGATGTCGACGTGAAAACCACAAGTCCAGTATTTCAAACCGCCGGAATCATGCTGGCAAAAGAAAAAGAAGACGACAAAGAGTTTGTTTTTTGCATAGCTGACGAGGATTTGGTTGGTTCGGTTGATGATGCGGGTTTAGATGAATGCTAATTTGGATGATTATATTCATAATTATCTCGGTTATTATTAGCTCATTTTGATGAGGTGTAGCATGGCAAAGCCAGATTTTAAAAACGAGCCGTGGCGGTGGAATAGATGGTACGCTTCTGAATATGACTCTGAGGCTGTTAACATTGCCGACGACTTCTACACTTTGGATAAGACTTGTGACTATGCTTTGCTGTCTGCGCAGTACATGGTTAAGAACAAGAACGGGAAAAGTCCTGACCCTTGTTTTACACCCACAGAAATTCTTGCAGCAAGTAAAAAGCCTGACTTTCAGGTGGACCCTTGCGCTCGGGTAATTGACGCTTGCTGGCAATCTTACAAACGATGGAAAATGAATGATTCGGTTATCGTTGTGATGCCTCCACCCGCAGAGCCGCCTAAGACGCTTCCAAAGCCTGACCCTTGGGCGGCACATCCCAATTCGCCTAGCAAGCCTGTGCCAACGCCTAAGACAGATAAGCTTCCAGAAATCCACTTGCCACAAGAAAAGAAACCAAGACCGGAGTGGGTCGTCAAGGCTTCGGTATGGCTAACCGTTTTGACTCCAGTGAGTCTCGTGATACTATACTTTGTTCCACCCCCGTTTAACATGATTGCCAAAGCTGTTTTTGAAGCAATCAAACTTTTAATAGGAGGCTAACATGGCCGGAATTGAACACTTGCAGAAATTGTTATCAGACGTTGTGGGCGTAGCGATTATTGCTATTAAACAGTCAAAAGAAGCTAAAGACTTCATCGCCGAAGCCAAAGAACTCGACACAATGGAGATCGTATCGCTTATCACCCAAGCGGTGATGACTGAAGTGCCAAAGATTGTCGAAGCTGTAAAAGCCGACGCCAAATAGTTGACGTTTCCAAAATATATCGAGTCGGGATATACTGGAGATATAAATCTCCTCACGACTCACATTTGCGGGGGCTCTAGTAGCCCTCGTTCTTTTTGGCCCACACATAAAGGAATCACCACATGTCAAAGATGAACATTCTACCGGAAGACTTGTGCGAAGGCTTAGTTGCAGAAGAAGCTAACTTGATTCCCGACGCCGTTGGGATGCCGCCAACAATCAGCGCTCCTATTACTCTGCTCGCAGAAGTTTCAGACGCAGATGTGTTTAAGCTTCACAGTAATCCAACGGCAACAAAGACAATCTTTCTAGATTTTAATGGTCACAGCGTTGCAAACTCTCCTTGGGAGAACGGTGGGGCTTTGAAACTAGCGCCTTACTATAGCAAAACGGACGCTACAACTCGCCAAGAGGTACAGAGGATTTGGCGCAGAGTGGCCGAAGATTTTGCCCCTTTTAACGTGGATGTAACCACAGAAGATCCCGGAGCGGAGAACCTCCGCAAGTTTGGCGCTGGCGATGAGCGTTGGGGTATTCGTTGTTGCTTTACAAGTAACCTCAATGTGCTTACTGGTAAGCCGATTATGAACGCCGGAGGCGGCGGCACTGCCTACTATAACAGCTTCAATTGGAGCACGGATGACGTGTGCCTTGTGTTTAATCGGGGTGAATATACTGGCTCAAACACTGCTTCTCATGAAGTAGGTCACACCCTTGGACTTACGCATGATGGCACGCCTACAGGCGGCGAATACTATGCAGGCCACGGAACAGGCTCAACAAGTTGGGGAACCATTATGGGCGCTCCGTGGCTTGGCAACGACGAGCTTTTGACTCAATGGAGTAAAGGAGAATACTTCGCCGCTAACTGCCAGCAGGACGACCTTGCAACAATTACGGGCTATAATGGCTTCGGATTCATCGCAGATGACCACGGGAATAGCTTTGAAACTGCTACCCCACTATTGGGCACTTCGTTTAGCTGTACGGGGCTAATAGGTGCCAGCCTCGATGTGGACTTCTTTAAATTCGTGACCGAAGTAGAAGGTGTGTCAACGTTTAAGTTCGAGAATATCGTTAGGGGATATATTAATAACGGCGGAGTATACACGCCTAAATACTTCACTTCACGGGGGCCAAATCTCGATATCTCTGTAACACTCTATCGAGAAGATAAAACCGTTATTCAGACCTTCAATCCTGCTGATAAGATTACTGCAGACTTTTCTATCAGTTTACCCGCTGGCACATATTATTTAAGCGTTGATGGTGTTGGCTTTGGCAATCCTCTCGCAAGTCCTCCAGTCGGATATACCGACTATGGAAGCCTTGGGCAGTATATGCTAACAGGGAATCTGCAAGCCGCTCCACTGCCTCCAGTTGAGCCACCGCCTAGCACCATTCAGGTTATTGACCCTAATGGCGCTGTTCAGCTTCTCCGTGATATCAAAACCGATTTGGTATCGGTGCGTGTGAATGGCTCAACTCTACCTGTTCGGTTGAACAAAGTGCAGATTAAATCTAACCAATTCCCTGATAAGCAAATTCTAGCTGCAGAAGTCACTGCAGGCAAAAACGAGATTCTCTGGAAAGAAATCTCAACAGGAAAGATTCGCACATGGTCGCTTGATAGCGGGTGGAATTACATCACAAACACACCACTGGTTGAGCCTACGAGTGCGGAAGGGCTTGCGTTAAAGAGTCGATTCCAAGTATAAGCGGAGGCGGTATGTTGAAGGAAGAAAAACAGCAACGCATTGCCACACTTTTAGCAGACCTGCAAGATAAGCTGTTAGACCTTGCTTTCCTAAAAGAGAGGGTGGAACATACCACCAATGCTGCGAAGGTTTATTATCAGAATGAGCTTAGAAAAGAGCAAGGCAAGCTCGACAAGATTAGAGAAGAGTTAACTAGGCTGGGGGCGAAGAATTGAACACAGGCCAGGCATTACATGACGCAGTTATGAACGGCGAAATTGGGCTGTTTGAAGCAAAAAAATTGTTTGCACTTGCGGTTATCGGTACAAGTTTAAAACATTTTGACGGTAACATCGCTGCAACTGCTAGGGCTTTAGGAGTTGAAAGAACGAGTCTTAGCGAGATGATTAGAACTCGCATGAACTTACACAAGCTAATAGCTAAGACAAAGCGCAAGGTACGAGTAGAAAAGAAGAGAGAATATTGCCCAGAATGTAGAAGCGTTCTAACGCCTAGCGGGTGTTTTGGTTGCGTCATCATCGCAGAGTGTCTTGATAGTGTCGGCTCTGTGTCGCCATTGAATAGGTAAGCCGAGCTTAGCATAGCGTCGGACTTTGTATTGAATACACCGAAAACTAAGCCTCAGGGCGTCGGCTGTGTTTGTGAGATTACCGTCGAACAAATCAAGGTGGGCCTTGATTATTTTGTATTCACAAATTTCAAGCGGGCCAAACTCTGGAGGCCAGTCGGTCATTTTTTCATCTCCCACTTCTCAATTCGGTATGGCGGCCATGAGATGAAGGGGTCTTTCGCCTTCGCAAAACAATCGAACGCGCCACTATCGTAGAGCTTCTGTATCTCTTCTCGCACTGGCACACGGTTGAAACGTCTCCAGACTACCTCGGTGCGCTTGCGGTTCTGGTCGCTTTCGTCCTGCTTCTTTGAGCGGTCATAGCCTACGCGCCCACTGCTTGATGCGTTCGCCTCAAACTCGAAGCGCTCCCAATCGCTTGGAATCTTCACATCCGGCTGGTCGTAATTGGATAGCAGAAAGCTGCCATGACAAGCGTGTAATGTGCCCACCAGTTCACGGAAATGGTCGAGAGTGTAGCCGTCATAGTGCCCTTGGTCTGCGTCGGGATACGGCGGGTCGCAGTAGAAAAACGTTTGTGGGCTATCAAATTGCTTGATCACTTTCAAAGCGTCATCACAAGAAACTTGCACACTTGCCATGCGATCAAGATATTGCGGAAGTTCTGCTATTTTGTTCGCCCACGCTGCGGATAGATTGCAGCTAAAAACGGCGCGACGCCATCCGCCGCCTATCATGTGTGAAAAACTTTGCTGCACGTTCACATAATACCGGCGGGCTAGCTCAAGAGGCGTGCCGTTTTCTAAGTCTTTTGCGGTTTGGTGCTCCGCTTCTGAGTTCAATGTTAGCTGTATTTGCCTAACAAGTTCCTCGCCGTTCTCGCGCATTTGCTGATAGAAATTTATCAGACGCTTGTCGTGGTCGTTTATCACTTCGCGGTAGTTGTTGTTGCTCACGTTGGGCCGCGGCTTTGCAAAGAGCACCGTAGCACCGCCACAGAACGGCTCAACATAAACCGTGTGCCTTGGAATTAGTGGGATGATGTGATGTGCCATGCGTTGCTTTCCGCCGTAATATGAGATTATGGGTTTCATTCCCCACCCCCTTCGAGTGCTTTCTCGGCTTCTAGCCAAACATGTATCTCCATGTATGGGAGCTTCAGAATGGATACCACTTTTTTAATGTTTGTTTTAAGGTCATTGGCTTCTAGCATGTCCATTGCGTCAATCGTGTTGCCTTTGAACGTAAATGCTAATAGTTGACCAACCCAATAAACTTGGTACTTCATGTTGTCTCCTTTAGTGATTTCTTGGCAATGACTGCGACATTAGAAAATGGGTAGTAGCACATGTTCCCTAACCTCCGCCAACCTTTTGTCATAAGCTTTCTTTGCTACCTCATCGAATACAGTGTCTTTTACTTTATCAATCAAGAACTCTCTTTCAGAATTTATTAGTTTCAGTCCTCGTCTCCTATCCGTTTCGCCCAAGCCCAGAATAATGCCCAAAATAAAAAGAATATCGTGAGCATAATTCCGGCGATGATGAATTTTATAATCATAAACACCTCAGTAGTTACTCCGGCGTTCGCCTTTAGCGATTCTTACCTGATTTTCGACAGTCTGTGCAAAGAAATAATCTTTTTTTACACAGCGTATGAGCCAATCCTCGCACAGTAAATGCTTTTTAACTCCGAGCACTTGATAGCCACTTTCTTTGATGTGGTTGTACAAGCGTCGATATTCGTTGCGCCCAATAGGGCAGCGGAATACTTTAATCATTTTGACTCCTTTCGGCATTCTTGTTCCACCTTTTCTCGCTCTATTAAGTATCTGGCATGGGCCTCTTGTTCGGTTTTGTAGCGACCAATATATCGTTGTCTACCATTTTCGTTTATTCCTACTTGCCACCCGTTCTTATGGAATGTACAACCTTGAAGTTTACCTTCTCGATGAATTTTTTTGTTTAAGCTGTTGTCCCTTTGGGAAACATCACGCAAATTACATATGCGGTTATCGTCCTTAATCCCATTTATATGGTCAATGTGCTTTGTAGGCCACTCACCGTAAACGTAGAGCCATGCTAACCGATGTGCTTTACATTCTGTTTTGTTTACGCTTATCCTTCTATATCCGAATCGGTGTATATTTCCTGCTATGACGCCGCTTTTGTGAGCCCTGTTTTTGAGTTTCCAAACAAAAATACCAGTATCAGGATTGTAATCTAAAACCCTTTTTAGTTCTTCTTGTGTTGCTGGTGTTATGGTTTTGCGCATGATTGTTCTCGATCTACCATAAATTGGATATCATTAAATTCGCGCCTAAAGTCATCTATATGCCGCTTATCGTTATGGTGGGCATGTCGAATTTTGAACTGTCTGAACCATTCATCTTCATAGCTTTCATAAAGGTCCTTCCAACCTTCGAGACTATTTAATGCGAAAACCCAACGCTTATCAACCTGATTGAGATATTTCCACATTGTAGCTTCTAAGTGCCCATAGTATTCTGTCGGTTCCTGAAGCCCGCCTACTTGTCGCAACCATTCTGTTTGCCACAAAATAAGGCCCATAATTACAGGATGGTCGGGAATTATGAGCCAACCCGCTGGGCCTTTCTCGAATGTTGGGTTTCTCATTTCTGTTAGGGAATATGTGTTGAATGCCTGCACAACTACATTCCGCACATCTTTAGCGTGAGCAAGTAATGCTTCATCAAAATGACGACTGCAGATAAACATATCGGGATCAACACCCAAAATATGGCTCGTTTCCACATATGACATACATAAGTTGAAGCCATTATGAAGCCCAATGTTTTTCCCGTGCGGGGTGTGAAGTAGTGTATATCCATAAGTCCTTTCATTTGCCGCAAGCCATGCAGAGGCTTTTGGGGAATAATTGTTATCGAGAACGAGCCATTTGTCGGTTTTCTTAAGCTCTTTGACCATTTTGAATGTTCTTTCGATCGTCGGAACATTCGCACAACACACAGTTACCACGGTGCAATCAATTGTCACGTCCAATCCTCCGAAATGTAGTTTTCAACCCAAGAATCATGCTCAGAATAAGACATTGCAAACCAGCTTTTCGATTTCTCATCAAAATAGCTTTTAGCAAAAATATGAGAACAAGTTCCATCTTCGTGTGAAATATCTCCCATGTATTTAACAATACCTGCATACTTATGTTTGTAAGTAAAGCCTATTGCATAGTGCTGATTTTGAATCGGTCTGCTCATTGTTCTTCCTCCACAATCTCCCAAGGCTGGGAATAGTTAAATGTGTATTTGATTGCAATCTTTTTTTCGCCGTCACTGATTAAAAATTCAGATATGTTTATTATTTTGCCGCTCGTTTCTCCCTTGATACATAGAACGTTTTCTTCGCTCAGGAGCTTGCAAATTTGATTGTATTCAAAAGCTTGAGCCTTGCTTCCAATAAAATACCAAGAATAAATCATACCTTCGAGCGTTGACCATTGAATGACTTGCGCTGTTTTTCCTGTTTTAGTTATTCTTGGGGAAGGCTCTATGGTCACGCCATAAATGGAATACCATTGTGCCTCCTTTCGTTCATATACTTTCGCAGTATGGCTTATGAACATATACCCACAAAAGCTACAAACTTTTGTCGAAGGGAAGTTTTGTGATTTGCAGCTTGGGCATATCTTCATCAACTCAGGCGGGGTGTCTCCACTGGATTCTGAGCCTTCTTTTTTCGGCTCTTTTTGCAGGCCAGAGGATGTTGCTACAAACGGCTTATCGAGTGACCTGAATCGTGAAGAGTTGTCTGTGAAATCTAGCATCAAACAATCTTTTTTGCCTGGATGCAGACGCAAGCCCCTCCCTACACACTGAATAAAAAGAGTGACACTTTGAGTTGCACGGAGCATACATATGCAATCGATTCTCGGAATGTCAGTGCCAGTCGTCAAAACGGCTATGGAGACAATTGCCTTGATTTTTTTATTATTGGACAAGCTAGAAATCAACTCTGTTTTTTCTTCAGTCTCTCCGTCGATGTATTGAATCGCTGAAGCTGGCAGGTATTTTTCTAGCTTCTCGGCAACAAGCTTCGCATGAGCCTTACCAACACAAAAAAACAAGGTCAGGTCACGACCCTCAGCTTTTGAACGCCATTCTGCAAGACTCTGCTCCACCACTCTGATCGAGCATGATTCAAGCTCCCCTAAGTTAAAATCTCCGGCAGTCTTCTTAATAGAGCCAGGGTCAATGATTTTTTTACTCTCGGGGTAAACATACGGGGAGAGAAAACCCTTCGAGATAAGAAAGTCTGTACCGATATTATAGACACACTTTTTGAAAAACTTATTGTCTCCCCAGATGTTTCCACTCTTTAGTCTCCAAGGGGTCGCAGTAAACCCGATCACAAAGAGCGTCTCTAGATTTTGAGCACAGAAGATTTTTCCATATTGACTTTTGGGAGCTTCCAGCTCTTCGCTTGCAAGGTGTGCTTCGTCTAAAAGCACCATTCCGAATTTTCCGCAAGCTTCAGGCTTTCGTGCAAGGGAGTCTCGACTTGCAAGAATAATTTGTGCGCTAGTGTTTTTTTCGTCTAGTTCTGCACAATAGATTCCCACTGTTCTGTCAGGACAAAACGAGCGAATTTTTTCAGCGTTTTGTTTAATCAAGGTACTTTGATGTGCTAACACAAGAACTCTTTGGTCTTGATATCGAGTGAGAAAACGATGAATCAAAGAGGCTATCATCAGGCTTTTTCCTGCCCCCGTTGCGGCAATCACCAACATTCTTTTGTTGCCTGCTCCAATTGCTTTGGCAACGGAATCTACAGCCTCCTGTTGGTAATTGCGTAGCGTATAGCTCAAAACAAAAGCTCCTCACTTGTTGCATCTCCCAAAGACGAATAAAGGTCGCCATGGCATTTTGACCAATATTCGCAGGGAGAGCCGTACATCATGCAAGAGCCGAAGTTCATGGTTGCTGTATCAGGACTAATCGTATCAAGCTTAGTCACAATCCTTTTGACGTTCTCCATAATTAAATCAAGCTTAATATCAGAGGGGGCCAAGGTTGTGCTTCGATAGTCGCTCACACATCGTTGAGTGAACTGCTCAAAGGTTTCGTCTTTTTTCAGCTTGTACATTGGCTTCTTAACTTCGATATATTTGAAGCCTCCGAAGTCTTCCATCTTTAAGCTGAGCCTTTCAGCAACGAGGTGAGCATGGGTAACATAGATGACAATTTGCTGATTAGTGGCAAGCTTTTTATGAATGTTTTTGTCAAAAGAGCTTGCTGTTTTTCTGTCAACCAAAAACCATTTCTCTCCACACTTGTACACGGCATCAATGTACATTTGCAGCTCTTCAGTTTCGATGTGAACCTCACAAGCCAAACACTCATAATCAAGAGCATTCGCAAACCAAGCTCGAATCATGCAGGCTATTTTTGCCCCATGGTCTATATAATTCAGGTCATATTCTTCACAAGCTTTTGTTAGCATTTCTTGCTTATAGAGCATCGGAGAATCTTTGCACTGTTCCATTATTTTATGAAAAGCATTCCCAAACCGTGTAGCCAGTGAAGGCGACCAGTCGATGTCAACAGGCTCCTTCTCAACATATTTTTTTATGAATTTTGCCTCACATGCCAAAGCGCAGTTGAGACGTGAGTTACTGTATATCAAAACGGGGTATCCTCGCTTGCAATAGTGGCACTAACCTTTTTAGCTTCTTTTGCTTTTGGTGTGTATTCTTTTTCTCCAAAAGTCAAAATATGATCAGTTGGGGTGAGATACATTTTTCCGTTGTTTCCAGCTTGCTGCTCACACCAAACCTTGAAAGAGAGATTGACAAGCAGAGGCTCTAGCATCTGCATTGTAAGTTCTTTGCTCTTAAAAAGGGCTTCGACCTCTTTCTTTGTCTTTTTGAAATGGTTGCTCAAGATTGCACTAAACTTAGCAACTGCCATGTGCTTAAATTCGTTTGATATCCAAACGCAAATTTTCTTTTCTGCCCAAATCTCATTGGAACAAATCAAAAAATAGTTGATTGCTCCTGGGTATTTTGGGTTTTTTGTTTTCTCGATTGAGATGGAATTGATTGTCAAAGTCTTCCATCCGTCATCATACTTATTAACTAGCTTGCTAGAGTCATAGTCACTCAAATCCATATCGTTCCAACTAAAATCACTCATACTTTACCACCTTTCTTGTGTCCAAAAGTAACGATTTTTTCAATTAAGTTTTTGTTCATTTCTTCGACTGTATCCAAACCAAAGCGGTTTTTTGTTACGCAAGAGGCACTCTCTTGTGTGACGCAAATGCGTCTGCCAGTCGTGCTAGCCTTCTCCTGTTGAGCATTGACTCTTATCTCCCAATTACAGAAGAGGACAGCGTCAACCCGAGCCGTAATCAGAGAAGCGCTCTTTTGATGCATCTTGATTACATACTTATCAAAAGCAGGCTTATCGGGCTCATTGATTGTTTTTTGCTGCTCGTGAGCTATAAAAACATAATTCTTCCCAAGGTCATCCAAGCTGTTCAAGAGCTGTAAAAACATGCCTTGTGCTAACGTATATCCTTTGCCATAGCCACCCCCCACATCTTCAATGTTTTTGACGTTATTCTCTGCACAAATCTTTTTCCAGATGAGCTGCTCAAGAATATCAATGGTGTCAATCACCAATGTTTGATATTCTTTTTGAGCCTTAAAATAAGTACAAGCTTCGATGAACTCTTCATAAGTCTTGACACGAGGTGTTCGGGCACAATCGATCTGCTCAAGTCCTCCCTCTAGGTCAACGAACAAGGTATCTGGCAGTTGATTAGCAAACGAGCTTTTCCCAACTCCAGGTGGGCCATAAATGAATAATCGGAAACGAGAGTTAGGCTTAATTCCCTTAATAATATCCATAAAAACTCCTATCAAAATAGCCTTCAAAATTACTTTGGGGCTGTGTTTACTGACTCTGCTTTTTTGTATATACAGTTTTTAGAACTTTGTAAAGCTTTTTACCAAATAGGAGAACTTATGGGCACTTTTGACAAGTTAGTCACAACTTCCGAACTAGCAGAGGTATTGAACGTCCACATTGCAACAATCGAAAAATACGTCCGAGAGGGTAGGATCCCACATTACAAGCTTGACCGTGGCAATAGATTTAATGTTGCAGAAGTTCTTGAAGCTCTTAAGTACAAAGGCAACAATGATGAATAAATATGATGTTCTTTTTAGGCATAAATTACCAATATTAAAGTTGCATGGCAAGCGATGCCTTGAGACTGGATGGCCTAAATTTACATTCAGAGATGGCCTAATCCCAGAGGACTTTGTCAATCTAAATGTTGGCATCAACTGTTCCCATGGTCTTATTGTGATTGACGTAGACCCTCGAAATGGTGGAGATATTACGCTCGATAATATTCAAAAAGGCTATGGAAAATTACCAGAAACTTGGACTGTAAAGACAGGGGGAGGGGGATTCCATTATTATTTCAAGGGCACTTGTAAAAAGTTCAGCTATGGCGGCCTTGACTTTCAGAGCGAGGGGTCTTTGGTTGTGTGCCCACCGAGCGTTCATCCCGACACCAAGTTGCCTTATGAGTGGATTTTGTCACCGGATGATTGCGAATTGGCTGAGTGCCCCGATTGGGTTTTTGAGCTTGCCCCAATTGCGAAAGGGATTGAACTAGAAAACAATGCACCCAAGGATGTTACCACTCCACAAGAATTTTTAGAGATTTATACCGATGAGGACTTGAAAGACGCCTTGACTTATATTCCTGCGAATGATCGAGACCTTTGGTTGATGGTTGCCATGGGTCTAAAGTGGAGCGGAATGAGGAACGCTTTTGAATTATTTCACGAATGGTCAAAGCTCGGCGGAGAAAAATACAAGGGCGAAAATGATTGCATGGAAACGTGGAACACCATTAAACAGTTTGGTGACAATAGCACTGTGACCCTTCGCAGTGTCATCTATGCAGCAACACAGAGGGGCTGGATTTATAAGAGCCCTTATGAAGAGGTTGTTAGCGATTTTATTCAAAGCTTCGAGATAAAACAAAAATCAAATCTAGATTTACCTGATAACAATTTCGGAAGACTTGTTCGTTGGTTTTTGAACACAGCCCCATACCCCTATCCGAACTTTGCTATTGCTGCAGCTTTTGCGTGTTATTCTGCTTGTGCTCAGGGAACATATCGAACTCCAACCAATCGGAATCTGAATCTCTACCAGCTTTTAATCAATGCAGCTTCGAGCGGTAAAGAGCATTACATAGTCAACACCAAGCGCATTCTTAACGCTATTAAATGCCCAAGCTTAGGCGATGAGCCTCAATCCAGTCAGGGGCTAAGAAGAGAGCTGTTCGAATATAGCTCAAGAATTTCTATCGTTGATGAAGCTTTGATTCCATTGAATGGGTGGGCTAAAAGCCCCAATATTGGACAGGCTATATTGCGTGATATTCTTCAGCTATGGAGTGCAGATTGTCTGAACGGCATGAGAACCAAAGACACCTTGATGCCTCAAGTTCAAAATATAAGTTATTCATTGTTCGGAACTGGCACCACTACGCACCTTCGGAACTTGTTAAACTCTCCCATGTTTGTGGAGCTTGGCTTACTTTCGAGGTTGATGATATTCAGAGGAGATATTCCAGAAAAACTAACTCATAACTTCAGCAAGAAAACTGAACTACCGGATCAAACCCTACTGAATGAGCTGACAGAGATTTGCAAGAAAACCTGCACGGAACTGATTGAGGCTCCAGCTTCAGGAAAGAAATTCAAAAACAAGGGCGGTGAGGAGTTCGAGGAGAAGGCTCTAATGGGCATAAGCGTCAAGCCTTCCATCTCTGTGGCGTTCAGTAAGGAGGCTGAGGCAAGGTGGTATTCGTATCGTGAGAAGATGCACGAGTTGAATTTGAAAGAGCCGCGAGATGTTCAGGAGAGCGGCGCTGGGGTAGTTTCAGTTCGCAACCGTAGTGCTGAATATGTTCTACGATATGCCAGCCTCCTAGCCATTAGTAATGACATTCACAATCCTATCATTACCATTAACGAGTTAAACTTTGCTGAGAACCTGCTAGAGCCAATGATAAGCAGTGTCAAGACTGAGGTTGAGGAGCACATTTTTGCAAATAACACTGATAAAATCCGTAAGAAAATAATATCTTATATGAATAAATGTTCACAAAAGGGGAAGACAGCAGTCTCCAGGCGAGAATTACTACAAAATTGTCATCTGAATAGGCAAGAGGTTGATTCAGCCCTCGACGATTGGAACGGTGTGAGTATCCTTCCTGCTACAAAAAATGGCAATAGAATTATTTATCAATTAAATCAACCTGTAGCAGTGTAGCATTTTGAAAAATCAGTGTAGCAGATTGATAATATTAAAGATTAGCACTGTAGCAGGTGTAGCACCCCCCACCACTCTCAACCCCCCCGTCCCTCCGTAGGATTAAAATATATATATATATATAATTATTTATTATATAGTGGGTGCTACACTGTTACAGACTGAAATAATTGAGGAAAACACTGCTACACCACTTGCTACACTTGTGCTACACTGCTACACTTGTGCTACATGCTCAAATCATTGGATATTTTTTTTGACCCCCAAAACTTTACACTTTGACCAATTCGAACTATAAAAATCGAGTCATCCTTTCTTGGCCAAGGTTGGGGTGACTGAACCTCACCCCTAACGAGAAAGGATGATACTTCTCTCATGCGTAATCTAGCCAATGACTTCATCAAAGCCCCAGGCTGCACCATTCGAGTTTCTGAACTCGCCGACTACGCCCGCTTCTGCAAGCTCGAACAGTCGGACAAGAAAGCCCTTCATGAGGCTCTCGTCACGCATCTCGGTGCCACTGTCGAGACTCGCCGCTATTGGAGAGCTGGCGTTCAGTTCTCCGAAAATGCCTATTGCGACATCTATTGGAATCTCGACCACGGATTCCCTGATTTTTTAGAGTTCTTTCAATTTTCGTCAGTCGCTCGTGAGTATACACCCCCTATTCTTCAACAGGAGCCCCGCCAATGAACGATTCTAACATTGTACACATCAACACCCATGACTCCATCAACGTGCGCCTTACAGCCGACGAGGTGAACGAACGTGCAGTGCAGTCCGTTCGTACCTACGGAGAGCTTGAGCAAGCCGAGCAAGAGTTCAAGGAAGTGCAGAAGGACTGGAAGAAACGCATAAGCGCAATCGAAGCTCGACACACCAACCTCCGTCGCATCGTCGAGAGCGGAGAAGAATATCGAGAAGTCGATTGTCAGCGTGCCTACGACCTCAGCCGTGGCACAACATGGCTCGTGTTCGAGGGTCGCAAGTATCTTGAGCGCCCGTGCTCTGCCGAAGAGCTTGAGCTTGCTCGCACTGGTAATCTGTTCGAGGGGGTGGAGAATGGCGAAGGCTAAGAAACCTCCCAAGCCCTACAACTGGCACACAAAACTTGTGTCTGCTATACGAAAAATTTGGAGAAATTCTCCCACTCGTACGTTCGCTCTGCACGAGGCTGCAGACCCAAAAAACCCCAAACACGTCATTTGTGCCAACTGCAACACAAGCGTTCACTACAAGCTCTCGACGGTGGAACATTTGCAGCCCGTTGTATTAGTGACCGGCTTTGACTCTTGGGACGCCTACATCGAACGTATGCAATCTGCTAATCTCGCCGTCTACTGTGAAGCTTGTGCGAAGGAAAAAACCAAAGCAGAGAACGCACAACGCAAACTGCTCAGACCAAAAAAGGAAAAGAAATGCAACGCAAAGAAGTCGAAGTCTCTAAAATAAAGCCATATGAGCGCAACAATAAAAAGCACTCTCAAGCTCAAATCGATCTGCTAGCAAAGCAAATTCAAGAGCACAAATACGATCAACCTATTGTCGTTGACAAAGATTTGGTCATCATTAAGGGCCATGCAAGACACCTCGCACTTCAACAACTCGGCTACAAATCCATTGAGGTTGTGGTGCGCGATGACCTCACCCCTGAGCAATGTGCAGCAGCTCGACTTGCTGACAACAGAATATCTGCTCTTGGTGAAGACGACATGGAGATGATTAAACTCGAACTCTCAGAACTCAAGCTCGAAGGCTTCGACTTGGAGCTGACGGGATTTGATGCCGAGTTTTTGGAGAAGCTGAGTCCTGAATTTGAGCCAGACTTGCCAGATGATGAAGACAAAGAAAAGGAACATGGCAAGCTAGTGTTGCGTGTGGAATTTGAGAACGAGGAAGAAATGCAACAGCTATTCTTCGAGCTTCGTGATCGTGGCTTGGCGGTGAAAATATGAGCGAGAAGAAAAAGCCAAGACATCTATTTTGCCGGTGCGGCTGTGGAACAGAACTTCCAAGAGATGGCGAATGGCGCAAGTATTCGAGAGCGGTTTATGTAACGGGTCACAATGTTCCAATAAGAAATAAGGTTTCATTGATTGATAAGACAAAAGACAATAGGAAAAATCAGACAGGATTTTTGGCCGCAAAAAGAATATCAAATATAAGAAAAGATGCAATAAAAGCTGGATACAAATGGGAACTAGATGATCTTTTTGTTTACGAAAAGATGACAGGAGATTGCGTATATTGCGGAAAGCCTTCTGGTTGGCCTAATAGTAGAAATGGAATAGATAGAATTGATTCGTCAGTTGGTTATGTTGTTGAAAATTGCGTGTCTTGTTGCCGCGCATGTAATGGCGCTAAGTCCAATCAAACGACAGATGATTTTTATTTGTGGGTAAAGCGAATATACATAAACCTATTAAAAAATGGATTCATCGAAAAAGAGGTGAGCCATGGCTGAATTCGGTGTTCCGTACATGGGAAGTAAGAGCGAAATTGCTGAAAGTATCGCTATCAACTTCCCAAAAGCTGATCACTTCTACGATCTGTTTGGCGGCGGATTCAGCATGACGCATTGCATACTCACAACGAAGGCGAAAAACTATAAGCACTTCCACTACAACGAAATCAAACCTCACATTGTTGATGTTGTGCGACGTGCTATCGCTGGAGAGTTCAACTATGCCACGTTCAAGCCTCCGTGGGTATCGCGTGCAGAGTTTCATGAGAAGAAATACACCGATGGTTATGTGGCAACATGCTGGAGCTTTGGTAACAACGGAGAGGGCTATTTATTTTCTGAAGACATCGAAGAATACAAGCGAACAATGCACATGGCCGTTGTGTTTGATGAGTTTAATTCTCTCGCAAAAGCCGTGCTGAAGTTTGACAAGTGGCCCGCAATCGCCAAGACAATTAAGCAACGCCGTTTTTATTTACGACAACTACTTGAGCACTACCGGAAAACAAAACTGCCAAGCGTGCTCATTCCGTTTTTGAGCGAGAAACAGAAAGCAAGTCTAGCGGCACATCGACCTTTTCAAGAGTTGCAGCAGTTGCAGCAGTTGCAGCAGTTGCAGCAGTTGGAGCGGTTGCAGCAGTTGGAGCGGTTGCAGCAGTTGGAGCGGTTAACTCTAACTAGTCTCGACTATCGCGATGTTGAGATACTGCCTAACAGCGTTGTTTATTGCGATATTCCTTATCAAGGCACCGCTGAATACGGAAACAGTTTCAACCATAAAGAGTTCTTTGATTGGGCCGCATCTCGCACGTTCCCTGTATTCATATCAGAGTATGATGTGCCAGATAAGCGTTTCAAGTTAGTTTATGAAGTAAAGAAGCGGTGCATATTAACGCAATCCGGTGAGTCAAACAAAATTAAAAAAGAACGGCTTTATTGGAATGGGGTTTGACCCCTCCTTGACAGAATCGTCTTACGTTTGTAATACTGGAGGTATGAAAAAAACCGCTAGTATCACATTCAAGTGCGACGTGGAAACGCATCGACTTTTAATCGAGAAGGTAAAAGCCGAGGGCAAAACTGTCTCCGGTTGGCTTCGCACAGTCGTCGCTCGTTACGTTCGCAAAACTCCAAAGGGGCATCCACATGGCAATGCCTAAACGCTATGACTTCAAGAACAATCCCAAAGACCGACAGCTTGGAATCTCCATGTACATCGTTGCAGGGGGTCGCTATTCCGATGACCCGAAAAATCCGCACCATCGAGGAATGGCGTGGCGTTTAGGGCTAAGTATTGACCAGTTAGCAAGATATAGAGAAGAGGATGAGACATTTGATGCGGAGTGTGAAGCCGCACTAGCCGCTGAAGACTTCAATTTAAGACAGCGCGCAATCAAGGGCTGCTTCAATAAAGACGGTGAGGTTATTGCTGAGAAGCTCCTAGCACGCTTCTTAGAATCTCGTGGCGTCATCGAAAAAGAATCGAAAGGCCCTACAACAGCGCTGCAACTCAATGCAGGAAGTGGCGGCATACAAGTGGCCTTCGTAGAGCCTAACGCTCAGCTTGTCGAGGCAATTGATGGCCAAGCGGATTGAGCTTCCTGCAAAACTACAGAGTTTAATCCACACCACAGCACGCTACAACGTGATTCATGGAGGACGTGGAAGCGCCAAGTCTGAGAGTGTCGCCCGTGCTTTAATCATTGCATCAATGCAGGGCTACCAACGCATTCTCTGTTGTCGTGAGTTTCAAAGCTCCATACGAGAGTCAGTGCATGCGCTCCTTAAAAGCGTTATCGTTGAGCATGAGCTGCAAGCTTATTTTGAAGTGACCTATGTTAGCATCAAGTGTGTTGTGAATGGCTCAGAGTTTGTCTTCGCTGGCCTCGCAGAACATTCTGTCGACTCTATTAAAAGTCTATTTGGCTTTACCATCGTATGGATTGAAGAGGCCCAACGCCTTTCCCGTCGCTCGATGGATTTGCTCCTGCCAACCATTCGTGCAAAAGACTCAAAGTTTTATTTCACCTTCAACCCCGAGCTTGAAACCGACCCCGTGTACAAGCGATTCGTAGGCTCACCGGACCCGCAGGATGACGCCCTTGTTATCGAGATGAATTACTATGACAACCCGTGGTTTCCCGACGTTCTCCGCACTGAAATGGAAGCCTGCAAACGTCGATCGCTCGAAGACTATCTGCACATTTGGGCAGGCAAGACTCGAACATTCACCAAAGCAAGCATCTTGGGACACCTAGTCAAAGAGCAAGCTTTTGAGCCTGAGTCTTCATGGACTCCTTACTACGGCATCGACTGGGGCTTTGCAGCAGACCCCACAGCCTGTGGCCGATTGTTCTATCACGACCGTAAGCTCTACATGCGAAATGAGTTCTATGCTCATGGAATAGAAATCAACGAATATGCTACTGCGTTTCGCTCTGTGCCTGGTGCAGACAAGCATGAGCTGTGGGCTGACAACTCTCGACCAGAATGCATCAGCTATCTGAACAACCCCGTCAACTATCCAGACCGCAAGCCGCTCAACGTCAAAGCCGCACCAAAATGGTCGGGCTCTGTTGAAGACGGCATTGCATGGCTTCGCACTCTCGATGCTATAATCATCCACCCAGAATGTAAGAACGCTCTCTATGAAGTGCCCCGATGGTCGTGGAAAGTGGACAAAGTGACCGGAGATATTCTCCCTGTGCCTGCTGACGGAAACGACCATATTCCAGACTTAATCAGGTATAGCATGAATAAGTTTATCAAAAAGAAATTCACCTCGTTCGATATTCTTTGAGGAGAGAAATATGAAAATTGCGCTCGTCTCTGATTCCCTTCGTTCCGGCTGTCACATCTATCGAGGCCTGCCTTACAAAAAGCTCGTAGGTGCCACAATCACAGAATATGACTTGTCCAATTTTCTGTTCTCAAACTGCCTGCTAGACAACGACCTTTTCGTTGTGTTTCGTCCCCACCTGCCTGCTCATCTCGCTGTCATCCAGATGGCTCACGCAATGGGAAAAAGAATCATCATCGATTGGGATGACGACTTTACACAAGTACCGGACTGGAACCCGAACTACAAAGTGTTCAAAAAAAGCGCTGAGAACGTCAAGGCGTGTTCAAGAGAGGCCAACCTTGTCACTGTATCAACTGAAGCTTTAGCTGAGCGCGCGCTTGCTTGGGGGGCTAAAAAGGTTGCAGTTATTAAGAACGCCGTTGATGACTGTTACAAGGCTTTCCCAAAGCTAGAACGTCAGCCCATTGTCGTGTGGCGAGGGTCGAAAACTCACGCCGGAGACGTCGAAGTGGGCAAAGCAAAATTCTTCGAACTCGCTCAGACCCACAAGTTTGTTTTCTTCGGGCGACCTCCAGCTTGGGCTCGCAACATGAATCACGAGCATGTGCCTGAGACGCATTACGTCACCTACATGGCTCTCTTGCATCGTTGTGCCCCTGAGTTCATGTTCGTGCCACTCGCTGACGTTCCTTTCAATCATGCGAAGAGCGACATCGCCGCGCAAGAGTGTTACGCTGTAGGAGCAAAGCTCATTCACAACGGCGTCGGCGAATATTCTGGACTGCCAGATTGGCAAGAGCCTCGGTGGTTGAGTACAGTTAACGAGCAACGTGTTTTAGCAATTCAGGAGGCTATGAAATGAAAAAGAAAGTTGCACCAATCAAAAAGAAGGTGCTCAAAAACTCCCAAGTGAAAAACAACGGAGCGCTCCAACAGTTCACTCAGCAGGCGTGCAGACCTTCTGAAGTCTCACAGCTTGACCTCATCCAAAACAATCTGCGTTATGGTGCGCTCACCTTAAACCCCATGCTCATCACAGAAATGCTGCAAGAGCACGCGCTAGTACGTCGGTTCATTCGCCAGCCGATTGAGGACGCATACAGAGGTGGAGTGCAAATAAAATGTGACGAGTTCTCCGCCGATGATATACACAAACTTCAGCAAAAGATGGAAGAGTGTAACGACATTCAACTTCTCATCGAAGCTCGTGAATGGGCTGAAGCTTTCGGTGGAGCGGGCATCATCGTCAACGCTGGGCAGGAGTTTGACAAAGAATTTTCGCTTGAACAAATCAAGCAAGATTCCAAATTGGAATTTTACGCTGCAGACCGCTGGGAGTTGAATCAAACAACCACAGGCAATGCGCTTGACCAGACCGTAGACCCGCTCTCAGACGTGCCGTACCTTTATTACTCGCACAAGCTGCACCGCTCTTGTGTTTTGCGACTAGAAGGTCAACGTGCCCCCTCTCGTATTAGAGGCCAATTCTCAGGCTGGGGTGTCTCTCGTTTAGAGGGCATCGTGCGTTCATGGAATCAGTACCTAAAGCACCAAGAGATAGCCTACGAACTTGCTGACGAGTGCAAGCTAGATGTTTTCCGCATGGACGGCTTCAACGAAGCGCTTGCAAGTGCTGACGGTGTCGCTCAAGTCACCGCTCGTGTGCAGCTCTCTGCAGAATTAAAGAACTACAAAAACGCTCTGGTCATGGACAAAGACGATGAATTCGAGCAGAAGAGCATATCATTCTCAGGCATTCCTGAGATGATGAACGAGAACCGCAAGGGCATCTGTGCAGACCTCGGAACACCGATGACCAAGCTCTTTGGCCTTTCCGCTTCTGGCTTCAACAGCGGAGAAGACGACATCGAGACTTGGAACGCCAAGATTGAAAGCGAAGTGCGCTCGAAAGACCGCAACGCTTTATTGTTCATGATTCAAGCTCGCTGTAAGCAACTCTTCGGCTATGTGCCTGACTCCATCTCGTTCGAGTTCAAGTCCCTTCGTGTTCTCTCAGAAGAGCAAGAGCAGACGATCAAAGATAAGAAGCTCGACAGGATTTTACGTCTCAAGCAAGAGGGATTGATACCTGCCCAAACCGCTATCGGACTTATCAACGCTGAAAAGATTTTCGCACTAGACTTAGAAGAAAACGAGGTTGAGGATGTTCAACAAGAAACTGAGCAAGCCGAAGGAACTGGAACCCGTAGCGACGCCGGAAAGCCACTCTGAAGACCTACGGCTTGAAGTAAAACGGTTGCTCAAAATTCTGTTTTTTGACCCCATGCTCACCGAGCTTGAGGCAACGAAGAACAATTCAAAATCAAAGAACAAGCTCATCAAAAAGATTGAAGACGGTGATGTGACCTATCAGGGCGACACGTTCATTGGCGACCTTGATGCGATGGTTGGACAGATTCTAAAAGGGGCTGGAGCAAAGTTCTCACGACCGAACAAAGGCTGGAAAATTCCCCTAGCTCGTATGCCGCTTGAGATTCAGGCTGCTGTTGATAAGCAACGGGCTAGTCAAGACAGACTCGAAAAGCACGCAAGAGAAATGATTGCTAGAGTTGAACAAACAGCGCTAAATATCATGCCCAAGGTTTCGCTTGACATGCTCGCAGAGGCCGAAGCCCGCAAGATGCTCTACATGGTTGACAACACCATTCCTAATGCTCTCTCTGTGCAACCGAAGCTCGACAAAGACCAAGCTGCAGCGCTTGCCAAGAGCTACACAGACAACGTCAAGCTATCGATTGTTGGCTTCATCCAAGACGAGACGGCGCGCTTTCGCAAAAACATCCTGCCAGAAATTCGTAAGGGCATGGGACGCAAAGATTTGCAGGAGTACGTTAAGCAACGGCTCAAGGTCGGAAACACCCGCGCCAAGTTCATTGCACGTCAAGAGACGAGCCTCTTCACTTCTAAAATAAAAGAAGTACAATACAGGCAGGCAAACATTCGGAAGTATCGGTGGAAGGCCATCGGCGGCAAACGTGGTGACGGGCGAACTCGTGATGCCCACATGGAGGCTCACGGGAAAGAGTTTTTCTGGGACCATTCCAAAAATAAGAACCCTGTGCGAAACTCAGAGGGACAGCCGGTGCATCCAGGCCAAGATTTCAACTGCTTTATTGGTGATACATCAATCGAACTCATCGGTGATATTGTCAGAGCCTACAAACGCAGATATGAAGGCACTATCATAAGATTCAAGAGCAACGCAGGGAGATGGACTTCTGTAACCCCGAATCATCCAATACTGACCACTCGTGGGTGGGTTGCTGCGAAGCATCTGAATGAGGGCGACGAGTTGGTTCAACGCTTCAATTCCGATGTCATTAACGTTTTTCACAGTAAGATAAATTACAGACATCCCACGGCTAGTGAGATCTATGATTTTTTTGCGGTCTCTAATTCTTTTGAGAGGTCGTGTGGAAGCTATCAACAATTCCACGGCGATGGAATCGAACACCAAGAAGTCAATATTATAACAGTCAAGAGCGAATTGAGGAGTGAAAGAGATACCGTTGGCAACAAAAAAGTTGGCGATTATGTCTTCGCCAGCCCCAACGTGACACATGCTTTTTTGGCATCCTTGGGCGACTCTTCTTCGCTCTTCAATAGAACACTTACGACCTTTAGTAGCGAGGTGTGCGGCCTTGACCTGATTGCCTCGCATCTCGGGACTCATGCTCGCCCACTTAGTTTTCTCAGACTCACTTTGCGTTCTGAGGGTGATGCCACGCTCTTTCAGTCTAATATAAATACTTCCTCGTGCGATTCCATAGCGTTTAGAAAGTTCATTGACACTTATTCCTTGCCTATAGAGAGAACAGATCTCCTCAGAAGGAACATCTTTGCGGTTGTGGGCTACCAGTCCTTTTTTGAATCTGTTATGATTTCTGAGATCAAGCATGAAACATTCTCCGGTGATGTGTTTAATTTTGAAACGACGGAGAACGTATACATTGCGAATCAGGTAATTGCAAGTAATTGCCGTTGTATCGCCGTCCCAATAGTTGAGGAAATAATATAATGGATTTAACTCAAGTGCCAGATAGAAAACTAGCAGCAATTAAAGCAAGCCTAGAGCTTCGTGCAGGCTCAGACCCTCGTGCAAAAACTCTTATGCAAAAGATAGCAGAAGAGGCAAAGCGTAGAGGGCTGAAGAATGCTGCCCCCAAAGATGAATTAAACAAACGAATAGAGGAAAAGAAAATGAGCAACAAAGAGACAATTCAGAAAGCGTTAGAGAGAGCCATTGAGCTGAAGGCAGACCCAAGAGTGATTGAGTTGCTAAAGGCTCAGTTGAATAATGACATGAACAATTCAAAAACATTCATGGAAAAATTCTCCTACAAAGGAGTCGATTGCGTTCTCAAAAGCGTTAGAATGGAACCAACAAAAGTTCGTCCAGAAGGTTACACCACATACGAGGCAATCTGTGAAGACCTAGGCTTACGCTCAAAGGTTGCTGATAGGGTTGGAGATGCAAAGGCACAGCTCGCAAAGCAAATCGACGAAAGCATCAAGGATAGAGACAACTCAAAGGAGAACGAGATGAACAAATGCAACGCAATGAAGCGCAAAATTCTCGACAGCACATACAGCAACAGCGTCAAGGCAAAGGCGTTGAAGAAGGTGATGGAGCAAGAAAGGAAAGAGAATGAAAAAACTCGTTAACGCTCGCACATTCATAATTCCGTGCATGCGTCAGGGACTCTGCCAATACGAGAATGAGCGTGTGCTTGTCTCACAAGCAACTCTTGAACAAATGGCGCAGACTGCTTACGGCATTCCGCTCATCCTTCCCGACCATGTAGAGCAGGCTGAGCTTGAAGCCAATCTTGAGCAATATCTTTGTGGCCGTGTTGCTGACATGCACTATGACGCTGAGACAGACCTGTGGATGGCTCACTGTGTTGTCGAGACCGAGGAGGGAGTTGACCTGTTCAACAAACGCTGGGGTGTGTCCACCTCTTATAGTGTTGAGAAAAAGGGGCCAGCAGGTACACTAAACGCCGTCACTTATGACGCAGAAATAACTGAGGGCAAATATCTCCACCTAGCCATTGTAGAGCATCCTAGATATGAGATGGCTGTCAATCCCGTTTTCTACAATTCGGCTGACTTGCAAATTGAGAACAAAAACCTTACGATTGAACAAACTGCAAAAGAAGGAGTTCCTATGTTGAAGTTTTGGCGCGTCAAGCGTGAAGAGGTAAAAGAGAACGCCTCCGACATGATGATTGATGTCGACGGCAAAGAAGTGTCGATGAATGAGCTTGTAGAGGCTTACAAGTCGAGCAAAAAGAACGCAGAAGTCGAGCCTAAGAAGGAAGACGAGCCTGCTGTGAATGCCGAAGTTGAAATCGAAGTTGAGGACGAAGACGAGAAGCTGAACGCTGAAGTCGAAGCCCTGCTTTCTTCTGTCGAGGCTGAAGAGAAAAAGCCCGAAGACGAAGAAAAGAAAAACGAAGAACCAAAAGAAGAAGACGAAGAGAAAAAGAACGAAGAAGACCCCGAAGAAGCAAAAAAGACCGAAGAGCGTTTCAACGCTATGCGCCTTGCTTCTTTCCAGTCTTATGACAACGCCGCTGTTGGCGATTTCAAAACCATCCAAGAACGTGCAGCAATTGGCCGCGCTAAATACGGCAACAAATAATTAAGGAGGAATCTCATGGCTCTGCTACAGAATCAATTCAAGCTTTCGACCCTCAAGGGCACCAAGGTTTTCGGTCACGAAGACAACGTGATGAGCGTTCAATTCTACAGTGCAACAAACACTGACACCCTAGCTCCAGGCGAATTTGTTTTGCTTGACAGCTCAACCCCTGCAGGCTCTGTGCCTCGTGTTGTGAAGGGCTCTGCCCTTACTGATGCCTACTTTGGCGTTGTGCTCACAAACCCAATTCAAGAAACGTTCGCTGTTGGCGACTATCTCGAAATTGGCGTGCTCTCTTCCGTTGTAGTTCTTGAAGCTTCTGCCGCTATTAACGTTGGCGCTTCGCTTCAATACGCACCTACCACAGGCAAGGTGGCTACTAAGACCGCGTCGAATACTGTTGTTGCAACTGCGCTCGAAAAAGCCGCTGCTGATGGCGACTTGATTCGTGCCTTCATCCGTAGCTAAAAAGGAGCAAACAAAATGTCATACAAGCCTCTAATTATGAATAATGCACAAGGTGCAAAGCAGATTATCACCACGCTCACCGCTGTGGCTCAAAAGGTTTCTGAGCAGAAATTCTACGAAATTCCGTTCGCAGAATTTGTTCCAGTTATCCCTGGTGTTGGTGCGTTCGATGTGAACATCCTTAACTGGCGTTCGTTCTCCAAAGACGGTGGATTCGAGAAGGGTCTCGTCGGCTCGAACTCTAACCGTGCTCAACGCTCGCAGTCCGACGCTGTGTTTGATGCAGTGCTGCAAAAAACTCAGTTCTGGGCAAAAAACATAGAATGGTCTGCAATCGAACTTGAGCAAGCTGCAAAAGCAAACAATCTTTTCTCGCTTGTTGAAGCTCGCGAAATGGCTCGTAAGAAGTCTTGGGACTTGGGCATCCAGCGCGTTGCGTTCCTTGGCCTCGACAACGACGCCGGAATCAAGGGCTTGCTCAACAACGCTTCTGTCTACAACGACACTGCAACAATCACTGTAGCTCTTAAGAACATGACCACATCTCAATTGCAGACTTTCATCTCTGCTGTCTATGAGAAATATCGTGCGAATTGTAACCGCACCGCTAAGCCTTCTAAGTTCATTATTCCAGAAGCCGAGTTCAATGGCCTCCATAGCTTTCCAGACCTGCAGTTTCCCTTTAAGACTCGCTTCGACATCATCGAAGAGATGTTCAAAAAGCTCACAGGCAATCAAGGCTTCAAAATCATGGCTTGTGCGTACTGCGACAAGGCAAACTTCGACGGAACTAACAACCGTTATGTGTTGACTGTTGACGATCCGACCTCGTTGGCTCTTAACTTGCCTATCGACTACACGACCACTCAAGCAGGAACTGAAGACGGATTCAGCTGGGTTAACACCGCTTACGGCCAGTTCTCTGGTGTTGTTATGCTTCGTGACCTTGAGACTTATTACTTCTCGAACACCTTGTCCCTCTAAGATAAGTAAGAAGGTGAGCTATGACTGTTGAGGATGTAACAATCGCAGACTTCAAAGCTCACTTTTTTCGAGACTTCACTTATGGTGAAGACCAATGCGGTGATAACGTTCTAGATGCCGACATTACAAAAGCGTTCAATCAAGCAAAAGTTAACTTCAACTCGGCACTGTGGAGTGACCAGAACGAGTTGTCCATAGCGTTCCTTTACATGTCAGCGCATTATTTAGTGAGCGACTTGCAGATGGCAAAAGAGGGACTCGACAGCTCTTCTACATTCCCTGTGAACTCACGTTCAGTCGGAAGTGTTTCAGAAAGCTACACTGTGCCTGATTGGGTGTCGAGGTCTGCTTTTCTCTCTCAGTTCGCTGGCACTCGTTACGGACTCAAGTTTTGCTCGCTCATTCGTCCTCGCCTCTTTGGTGCAATCGCAGTCTACAAAGGCGCAACCACCTACTAAAGGGAGTGCCATGGAAGACGTGAGGCTGAACATCAAATCGCTTGAAAAGTTCACAGCTCAGATGAGAAAAGACGCTGCAAAGCATGAAGCTCATATCGGCATCTTGGCTGCAGAGCAACATGAGGATGACGACTTTACAACGGCCTCCCTTGGCGCTGTGCATGAGTTTGGCTCAATCTCCCAGAACATTCCGCAACGCTCTTTCTTCGCTCTCACCGAAACAATGAAGGGCAAAGAGATGCAAGCGTTCATGGAAGAGCAGGACGAGAACATTTTTCGCAAAGTAATGGCTGGCAAATCTAAAGAAGTGCTTTCTAAACTTGCTGCAAAGTGGAACGCTTTCATTCACGAGTGCTTCGAGACTGAAGGCTTTGGCACATGGCTCCCGATGAGCGAAGCAACTCGTGCAGCCCGTATTCGTAAGACTCCAAAAAAGAAAAAGACTTCAGCAAGCCCACAACTGCTACAAGACACTGGCGCTCTCGAACGCTCAATCACATTCGAGGTGAAATAATGCTACCAAAACTCTCCACAGCAATCGGCCCTTGGGCTCAGACTTTTAATTTCGACGTCATCACAAAGCGCCAAGAGAACTACCAAACAGTTGAGCGTAAAAGCACTCGCACGTTCAAGGGTGTAGTCGCTCCGCTCTCAGCTCGTCAGCTAGAACTCAAACCAGAAGGTCAGCGTGCATGGCGTTGGCAAGAGGTTCACTGCAAGACAGACCTTGAGCTTCGTATTGACGATGAAGTTATTTTTAAGTGTGTGCGCTATCGAGTGATGGCTGTGCATGACTTCGCAGACTATGGCTTTCGACGTTACGAATTAGCGGAGGCATTCACATCATGAGCGTTGGAACTCTCACCATAATTTGTGACCTCGTAAAAAACTATTTGTCCCTGTCTGCTGATCAAGTTTGGATCTACAACCAGAAGCGCAATATTCCAAACGACTCTCGTTTGTACATTGTAGCCTCACTTGTTGATTCTCCTGCTTACGCTGTTGGGAAGTCTTATGCCTCAACGCTCGCAGGCCTTGAATCCACGACGCACCAACACACTCAAGAAACAATTCGACTTGACCTACTCTCCGTAGGAACAGATGCAATAGATAGAGTGAACGAAGTAATCGGTGCGCTCTCGTCTGACGACGCAGACCGAGCCTGTCAGATTAACGGAATGCAGATCGCTCCCAAGCCTCTCTCGGTTCGTGACACGAGTGCGGCAGAGGTGACAAGAAATCTGTTTCGCATGACAATTGAATTTAGAGTGCTAAGGGCTTACACTCAAACAAAGCCCACAAGCTACTACGATAGTTTTGAACATGAAATTGAAACCGAAAGGGGAACCGTATGATTAATATTTCTGAAGTAATCAATGTTAGCGTTTCAACGCCTCCTGCTGGCCTTGCTTTGCAGAACGTCTGCAACCTATTATGCCTCACGAAAGACACACCTGTGGTGCCTTCCAGTGACGCATTCAGGGTGTACACGAGTGCAACCGATGTGACCACAGATTGGGGCTCAAACTCTGCTGTAGCCAAAGCCGCTAACGCAGTTTTCGCTCAGTCTCCGAACATCATCTCAGGCGGTGGAAAGTTCATTGTTGCAGAAGCTCTTGCAAGCTCGGACGCTGAAGAGGCGTTCTCCACAATCCTCCCACAAGTTTTCTTTGGTGGGTTTGGCATTACTTGGACAGAAACGAGCGGCAATATACAGGCCGCCGCTGTAGCTGCAAAGGCCGCAGGCAAGCTGTACGGTGTTGGTAGTTCTGATTCTGCTGTTCTGGAAACTGGCGGCCTTTTCGGTTTAATCCAAAGTGCAACTCTTACAAATACTCGTTGCCTATTCCACAGCGACGCCGCACAGGTTGAAGCATTCAAGTGGGGATACCTATCTCGTGCGATGAGCGTGAACTTCTCAGGCAACAACACCACAAACACGATGCATCTTAAGCAAATCGCAGGCGTGACCGCTGACGAAGGCTTAAGCTCCACCCTTCTCGCAAAAGCGAAAATTGTTGGCGCTGACTGCTACGCTAACATCGCTGGAAGAGCTTCTGTGCTCTCCTACGGTGCGAACATTTTCTTCGATGAAGTGTTCAACGTTGCTTGGCTAAAAATGGCGATGGAAGTTGCAGGATTCAATGTTCTAGCAGGAACTCAGACAAAATTGCCACAGACCGAAGCTGGCATGGATGTGTTGAAGGGCGGTTACAGGGAAGTGTGCAAGCAGGCCATCTCGAATGCGATGGCTGCACCTGGCTCATGGACGAGCCCCGACACTTTCGGCAATCCCGAAGACTTCCACAGAAACATCGTTGAGCAAGGTTACTACATCTATTCTCAGCCTATCACTCAACAGTCTTCTGTTGACCGTGCGGCTCGCAAGGCTCCGCTGGTACAAATCGCGCTTAAGCTTGCTGGGGCTGTGCATTCTTCTGACTTAATTGTAAACATTAACCGATAAGAGGTGACACTATGATTACGAGACTTACAGGCAACGACACGATCAAGATTAACTCTCGCCTCATCACTGATATCGGTGCAGGCGAAGTTGCAAAAATTACCTACGAGTCTGAAATCGTGACTCTGAAAACAGGTAAGAACGGCAACACCATTTACGCGAAGAACGAAGCCGGAAACCAAGCCACGATGGAACTTCACGTCATTCGTGGAAGCGGAGACGACAAGTTTTTGAACGGTCAACTGCAAGCGTACCAAGCAGACCCAGCAGGCTACATTTTGATGAACGCTGAGCTTATCAAAGTTCTCGGTGACGGTGCAGGTCAAATCACTCGTGACATCTATGTGCTGACTGGCGGCGTTATCTCTAAGCCCGTCGAAGCCGTGGTGAACGTTGAAGGCGACACTGAGCAGGCAATGAGCCTCTACACGATGAAGTTCGCAATTGCCCCTCGCGCTATTGCTTAATCGAAGCGTGACGCTACAATAAACGGCATGGGCGAATTGCTCATGCTTTTTTTTATTTGGAGGGAATAAAATGGAAAACAAGCTACCAAGTGGCGCTGTGCTTGAAGTTACTCCACTAGATTGCGGTGACGCTTACGCCATTTTTCAGCAGGTGATGAAGGTTATCGGGCTTCTCGACATCGACCTTTCAAAGCTCGACATGACAAAAGACTTCAAGGCTCAAGACATCATCGAGTTCAAGCGACCGCTTGCACAGCTCTTGAGTAACAGTGAGCTTGAGAAGGCCGCTAAGAAGTGTCTCACTAAATGCACATATGACGGCATGAAAGTCACCGAGGCAACTTGGAATCCTCTCAACGCTCGTCAGGATTATTTGTTTGCAATGTTCTTTGCTCTTAAGGAAAACTGCTCGCCTTTTCTCGACGGAGTCTTTTCAGATTCGAAGGCGTAAAGAAGACTCCTAAGCACGAACTGCCAACAATGCACATCGACATGTCCTATGACCGATTCATGGTCATGGAATTAGCGAAAGCGGGCTACGGTTCAGTTAACGAACTGTGGTACACTAGGGCAGACCTCGTGTGCGAAGCTTTCGACCATCTTAATTCTATGCGAGAATACGAAGAGCGATTCCATCAATTGAACGAGCCGAAGGAGAAGTGAGCCATGGAAATCGGTCAACTATTCGTAAAGCTAAAGCTTGTCTCTGACAAGGTTAACGAAAATACAACTAAGAAGTTTGTAGGCAATCTAAAGGGAATGAAAGAAAAAGCAATGGACTTAGCTAAACAGGCTAAGGTTTTGTTGCAATCAAAGTTCTCTCATTTCTTCAAAGAATCAGAGTTTGCAAGCGTTGGCTTGCTTGGAAAAATGGCAGACATAATTGGCAAAGCAAACATGATGAGACTTGCAATCATGGGTGCCGTTGCGGGAATGATTAAACTGACGTCTAGTGCTGCAGAAGCTAGTGAACACCTGTTCAAATTCTCAATCAACACAGGGATGGACACTCAAGCACTGCAGCGCTGGCAAGCTCAAGCCGGACAAGCTGGAGTACAAGCAGAAGAGGTTGCGGACTCATTCAAGAATCTGCAGCGTAAATCGATGGAAGTTCAAATGGGGCAAGGTGACGCTGGAGCTTTTCAGATGTCAGGCGTGAACTGGTTTGCAGACGCTCAAACCCAGATGAAACAAATACAGGCAATGCTCAAGAATCGTCCTGCTGCAATGGGAACGAAACTCGCAAGCGACATGGGATTGTCTGAAGAAATGATCTCATTCCTTCGCATGAAGGATTCACTTGAAAGCGCTGACGAGAATTTGATATTAAGCGAAAAAGAAATCGCAGAGCTAAAAGACTTCTCACTAAAATTCAAAGGCACTTGGTACTCGTTCCAACAGACGCTTGTCAAGATTGGTGCGATGATTCTACCGATAACCAAGCCCTTCATCGCTTTTGCTATGCGACTCATGAAAATGACAACGCAGTTCACAGCGTGGATGAATGAAATACCCGCAAGAAAGAATGGAATTATCACAGCAGTTGCCGCAATCGGAACAGCTCTCGCAGTTGCCTTTTTTCCTGCAACAGCAACAGTGCTAGGAATCGGTGCAGTGATTGCCGGAATACTTCTCATCATGGAAGACATTGCAACGTTCCTTCGTGGCGGTGACTCACTCACTGGCGACCTAATTAACGGTGCAGGCGGTGCAGTCAAAAGCGCATTCGGTGGAGTAATTGATTGGGTGCGTGAGAACTGGAAAATGCTGCTTGATTGGATGTGGACTGAAGTCAAAAACTTCGGTGAGCTTATCTGGTCGCTCATTAAGGGCATTGCAGGCTTAGGATTCAAAATTGGAGAATTGGCTAGCGACGGCATCAAAGGTGTTGCTGCAAGTGCATGGGAAGGCTTAAAAGGCTTGGCTTCTGACGCTTGGAAAGGATTAAGCGGGCCAATGCCCTCTGCTCCCTCAATGGCTCTCGGAGCTAGTGGCGGCATGGTTCAGAACGTACAAATTCAAGTTGACGGCTCGAAAGACCCGAAGGCTGTGGGCGAAGAGGTTTCCCGAAGATTGCGACAAGAAACTTCACAAGCGGTGTATCAAATGCCGAGACAGGAGCACTAACCATGGGTGCAGTATCGACCATATTAAACTCAGGCGGTGGAGCCATTAACCTCGTGCAAAAGGGAGGCTCTGTAGCATCTCTCGCACTTGCAACTAAGGCTCTTGTCCGGCCACAGAATCAGGTTGAGGGAATCAACGGGCTTGTGTTTGACATTCCCGAGAGTGAAGAGCTGAATCTCTCTGCCTCTATTACAGACCACGTTGTTGAAGACAACACTACACTAAACGACCACATTGCCATTGCTCCGGTGAAAATAAACCTCACCGGAAAGGTGTCTGAGCTTGTGCTCAAAAAAAGCACATTGCAAAAATACGCTGAGACAGTTCTAAACGTATTGGGAAGCGTTGGTGCTCTCTCTCCAGCGATGAGCCAAAGCGCAATGGAAGCTCTTAGCCTTGCGATTCGAGCGCAACAGGCTGTTGAGCAGAGCCTTAAAAAGCTTGCGAGCTTTGCTGAGTTGTTCGGTGGAGACGCTGCAAAAACTGCTCAGCAGAGGTACTACGAAACAATTTCTCAATACCTTTACTCAAAGGGATTGTTCACAGTTCAAACGCCCTGGAAGACTTTCGAGAACATGGCAATTGAATCCGTGTCTTTTTCTCAAGATGAATCGACAACGCAATGGTCAACCATCAACGTTTCTCTGAAGCAAATTACGCTTGCAAAGACTAAACAGCTCGACACAGAAATAAAGGGTCGGGTTAAGCTTCAGAAGGCTCCGGTTGAGAACAAAGGGACGGCGAAGGGCAAAGACACATCAATGCTCAAGCAGGGCTTAAATTGGGCGACAGGGAAGGGATAGCACATGCAACAAATCGACGGAATATCAGACGAGCCTTCTCAACTTCATAAGCTTGCAATCGAGGGAAGTGGAACGCTGGCAGAGATGACTTTGATTTGGCGTGATACTCAAAACTCATGGTTCATGAACTTGACATGGGGCTCATTCTCTGTTCAATGCGTTCGAGTCTGCCATCTCCCAAACATCTTAACTCAGTTTGCGAACATTCTTCCGTTCGGCATTTCAATCTATAGCACGAACGGACAAGACCCGTTTTTGCTGCAAAGTTTCTCTAACGGCACAACGTCTTTGTTTGTGCTTAATTCGGCAGAGGTTGCAGAACTAGAGGCGACCTATGGCTAGAAAATTTGGCTACACCTATCTTCTGAAGTGTGCCACAAAAAGCGAAAGTGACGAGCATGTAGAAATTGAGCCCCCGTTCACGCTTGAGTTCAATATCATGCGTTCGATTAACGGGTCTGCCAACACAGGCTCATTCACGATCTACAACTTGAATCCGACAACTCGAAAGCAGCTCTACAAAGACCCATTCTTTCTTGAATATCGAGCTGTACAACTTTACGCAGGCTATGACGACGGTGAGCAGAAAATGTTGCCGCTCCTGTTTAATGGCTTCATGAACACAGGTTCATCCGTTCGTCAAGGAGTTGACTTTCACACCGCAATCGAGGCTTACGACGGTGCTCTTGCTATGACTGAAGGCATGAACAATCAGACGCTAGCTGCAGGGCAGACGTTAGGAGACAACCTTCTGGGCATGATGAAAAAGCTACCAGGCATCGTTGGCGCTACAATCGGAGCAGGCTTTGACCAGAAGACTCAACGGGGCGAAACAGTGTTCGGCAACCCTGTCGAGTATCTGAAAACTGTTTCACGAAATCGGTTTTTCATCGACAACAATCATGCATACATTCTAAAAGATGACGAGATTCTACCAGGCGACATTGGAGCGATTGACGCAAGCACAGGACTCATTGGCACACCAAAGAAGAACTCCAAGATTCTCGAAGTGGAGCTGATATTCGAGCCTCGCGTCACAATCTGCCAAGCTCTTGAACTCACGAGCACGACCTTCCCAGAAGCAAACGGCACCTATCGAGTGATTGAAATAAACCACAGCGGCATGATATCACCACAGGTTGCCAGTCGTGTGACAACAAAACTGAAGCTACAAATTCCCGAAGAATCAAAACTGTTGAGGTTGGTAAAATGAGCGAAGACTTACAATTCCCAAGAGCCACACCATCAACTCGTGACATGCTCGACAGAGTGAAGTGGGATGTTACCAGAGAAATCAATTGTCACCTCATAGGCAAGATTGAGTCCGTTGACCTTGCAAAGAACACTGTTAGCGTCTCAAGTGCATTCAAAAAACGCATGAGCAACGGAGAAGAGCTTGACTATCCTTTGTTTGTTGACGTGCCTTTGTTTGTTCCTTCTGGAGGCGGTGCGTTCTTTTTCATTCCTCCGAAAAAGGGTGATTGGTGTCTGCTCATGTTCTGCGACCGAAACATCGACACGTGGTGGTACTCAGGAGAAGTGCGAGCGCCAAACACACCTCGTGCTCATTCACTTAGTGATGGCCTTGCGATTGTTGGCTTCAGACCACAGAGTGACCCTCTCACGCTCACAGACGATGCAGTGACGCTTCATGCTGAATCTGAACTCATTCGTATTAAGAACGACCAAAAGAATTTGAAGGTGCTAGTTGACAAGTTGTTTGATTTGATTGCTGCAATCAAGCCGCTCACGACCATTGCAACGCTTGGCACTCCTACGCTTGGCACTCTCGACCCTGCAACCGTTGCAGCTATTCCCTTGCTCAAGGCAGAGTTCGCTTTGCTACTAAAGGAGTAAATCATGACAAAAATATTCAGAGGCTCTACCATTACAGATGATTGGGTGTTTGGAAAAGGCAAGAGTGACTACATGCGAGATGACCTTGCGATTGCCCAAGACATCAAAACTAAGCTCCGAACATTTCGAGGCGAATGCTTTTTTGACGGTTCAGTAGGCGTTCGTTGGTTCGAGGTGCTTGGACAAAAGGACGTGGCAAACATCGTTGCAGAAGTGCGAAGCGTCATCCTAGAAGTCGATGGAGTAATCAAAGTTACAAACGTTGAGTTCCAATTGAGCGAATCTCGCAACCTTGTGGTACGCTACTGGTTAGACACCGTTAACTCAACTGGAACATCTGGGAGCGTAGAGCTATGACAAATTACGTTGACCTAACAGGCTTAAACCTAGAAACGCTCACGCAAATAATCACTGACTTAGAGAACGGATTCAAGGGAATCTATGGGACAAATATTAACATTGATGCCAACAGCCCCGACGGGCAAATGATTAACCTGTTTGCTCAAGCCAAGGCTGATTTATTAGAATGTGTTGCTCAAGTCTACGCCTCATTCGACCCTGACCAAGCTTCTGGCTCTGTGCTTGACCAAAGAATATCAATCAACGGAATCAAACGACGTGGCGCAACTTTCACTCGCACGAGCGTGACAGTAACCACAGATCGCATTCTTGACCTTCAAGGCAAAGACACAAGTACAACTCCTTTCACAATCTCAGACGGAGCAGGAACGAAGTTTGTACTCGAAGAGAGTGCAACGCTTGCGAGCGGCTCAAATTCTCTTACATTCGTCGCCCAGACAGCAGGAGCCGTGCAGACACTAGCGAACACCTTAACAGTGATTGAAACTATCACCTTGGGCGTCCTAAGCGTAAACAATCCATCAAGCGTAACAACTCAAGGCGTGGATGAAGAAACAGACACTCAAGTAAAAGTGCGAAGGCGTCAGTCTGTTTCGTTGCCTGCAATCG